TTCAAGAAGAACGTCAAAAAGTATTACAGACGTGGAATACAAGACTTGAAGCAACTAAAGCTGATCTACCTGATTATGATGAAATGTTAACTTCTAGCGATGTTGTTGTTAGCAATGAAGTACGCGATGCAATATTAGAGTCCGAAATTGGGCCACGCATCTTGTACCATTTGGCTGAGAACCCAGAACTTGCTGCAAAAATAACTAAATCATCTTTGATTACTGCTTTGAAAGAAATAGGCAAGTTGGAGGCAAGGTTTGAAAAAACTGAGTCTAAAGAAGTGAAAACTGTTGCTGTGAAGTCAAAAGCACCTGCACCAATTAGCCCATTAAAAGGTACAAGTAGTGAGCAAGCCGTTATAACTGATACAGATAAAATGACATATGCTCAATACAAGGCCATGCGACAAGCTAAACGGATTAGGTAAATTAAATATTTTATAAGGAAATAAATCATGGCAAATAACTTGCTAACCATTTCCAAGATCACTAACGAAGCGTTGATGGTCTTAGAAAACGAATTAACATTTACAAGCGAAGTAGATCGTAACTATGATGATCAATTCGCAGTTGTAGGCGGTAAGATTGGTAATACAGTAAACGTAAGACGTCCTGGTCGTTTCATTGGTACAACAGGCCCAGCGTTGAACGTAGAAGACTTTAACGAGACTTCAGTTCCTGTAACTTTGTCAACACAGTTTCACGTTGACACACAATTCACTACACAAGACTTAGCATTATCTTTAGATATGTTCTCTGACCGTGTATTAAAGCCTGCTGTTGCAGCAATTGCCAACAAAATTGACCGTGATGGTTTAGTTATGGCTACTCAAAACACTGCTAACATCGTTGGTACTGCCGGTACTCCTCCAACAGGTTTGATTACATATCTGACTGCTGGCGCATACCTTGATGCTGAAGGCGCACCACGCGATGGCCGTAGAGCTTGTATCATTGAGCCATTTACATCTGCAACAATCGTTGATTCTTTAAAAGGCTTATTTGTGCCACAAGAAGCAATTGGCGAGCAGTATCGTAAAGGTTTGATGGGCCGTGACTCTGCTGGTATGAATTGGAAGATGGATCAGAACGTAGTATCACAGACATTTGGTAGCAATAGTACAACTACTGTTACTGGTTCTGTTGCAACTACAACTGCTACAGGTTTCTTAACATCTGGCTGGGCATCAAGCTCAAACATCTCAATTACTGCTGCTAATACAGGTAACTTAGTATTAAACGTAGGTGATACATTCACTATTGCAGGTGTTTACGCAGTTAACCCACAAAACCGTCAGGCTTATGGTTCTAACAAGCTCCGTAACTTTGTTGTTAAATCTGCTGCTACTATTGCTTCTGGATCAAGTGCAACTGTAACTGTATCTCCAGCCGTTATTACTGCTGGTCAGTTCCAAAACGTTTCTATCCCTAGCACATCAGCTACTGCTGCGATTACTCAATTTAACAGCACAGGTACAGTTTCCCCACAGAACATCATCATGCATCGTAATGCTTTCACACTCGCAGTCGCTGACTTAGAGTTACCTGAAGGCGTACACTTTGCAGGTCGTGCTTCTGACAAGGAAATTGGTTTGTCAATGCGTGTTGTCCGTCAATACACTATCAACAACGACAGTATCCCTACTCGTTTAGATGTGTTATATGGCTGGTCTCCTCTGTACCCTGAACTCGCTTGCCGTGTTGCAGCTTAATTAACCATAGATAAGGAAAAATAACCATGGCAAATCCAGGCCCATCAACCACCGTAACGATTCACCCAAGTAACGTAGCCTCAAACCAAGCAATTCGTTTGTTGGCTGTTGCAACAGGTGTTAACGTCAACGCAACAGGTGATCAAGCAGTATTAGCTGTTCAAAACACAACTAACTACTCTGTTTCTAACGTAGTGTTTACTAACGCTTCAGTATCTTTATCTTCAGCAGCAGCAGGTTTATTTACTGCTCCATCTGCTGGTGGTACAGGTATTGTTTCTAACGCAGCGTTATCAGCATTATCAGCATCTACAGTAGTTTCACAAAGAACTGTTGCTTCAACTGCTACTCAATCAGCACAAAACTTATATCTAAACGTAGGAACTGCACAAGGTGCAACTGCTACTATGGATGTATATGTTTATGGCTATGACTTTAGCAATTATTCTTAATATCAAGTTGTAATTAACCCCCCCTAAAAAGGGGGTTTTTTTTATTAATTGTTGTATAATGAAACAACCACTTCTGGTTTTCTTTGCAAAGGAAAAAATATGCCGTCTACAACTCTTGCTCGTGGCAATGCCATCAGCACATTTTATATTGCCCCATCTATCACCCCTGTTGCCGTTGCTGCTAATACAACTGCTGCCCAAACTTTTTCATTACCAGGCTTATTAACAACTGACATTATTTCAACTGCTGGTTACACAGCAAATCAAACTACAGGTATTTTTGTTGTTGAATGTGATTGTTTAGCTGCAAACGTATTAACTATTCAATTTGGTAATATCACAGCATCTTCTGCAACTCCTGCTGCCGGTATTTATGAATTACAAATTGTTCGTGCTGAAGGCCCATTGCCCCTAACGGCAGTTTAAGGATTAATTATGGCAACTTTAAATTCATATCGTTTTGTTGGCCCAACTACTGCTATAACAGTAACAGGTTCATCGTCAACATCTGTAACGATAAATCCAACTGGAAACGATCAAGTAAATTATTGTGCCTTTTTAAATGCAAGTGCAAACCCTGTAGCTATTACTATTACTCCTGCATTGCTTGGATCATCAGTTACAGCACCAACAGCCGTATTGCCTACAGGTGGTAACAGAAGCCAAAGTTTTATCTTGGGTATTAACATGAGTCAACCAACAGTATTAGCAGTTCCACCAAATTTTGCGATTACGACAATAGGAACTGCAGGTACAACTTTATATGTAATGCCTGTAATAGACTCAAACTAAGGAATAGAGATGGCCGACATAGCCAAATCAACAAACCAGAACATTTTACCTGTTCAAGCGTTATTTAATGTTGATGGAACATTTAATACGTTTATTGGTCAAGGCCAACCCTTTTATGTCATGGGTACTGAAACCATTAGTATTACAAATACTAGTGTTAATGCAAATTTATACCCTACATTTACAACGGCAACATCAGGTGGAGTAACAGGTTTAAGTGTTAGTTCATCTGCAATTACGTTTAATCCTGGCACGGCAACCTTAACGACCACTAATTTTGCAGGATCGTTAACAGGAACGGCATCATCTGCAACCAATTTAGCAGGTGGTGTATCTGGTCAGATACCGTATCAATCAGCTTCAGGCACAACAAGTTTTGTTACCAATAGCATTTCAGGTTATGTTTTAACGTCTAATGGCTCGTCTGCCCCTACTTGGCAACCTGCAACTGGTGGCTTAACTATTGCTTCAGTATCAGGTGCAACAACGTATTATCCATCTTTTGCAACAAGTATTGGGCCAACATCAACAGGATATATTGATACATCTAATTTAACTTATACAAGTGGTGTATTGACTGGTGTTTATGCAGGAACATGGCAAGGATCAGCCATAGGTTCAACTTATGGTGGTACAGGCTTTAGCACTTATGCTACAGGTGATTTAATCTACGCATCTGCAACAAATACATTATCTAAGTTGGCTGCAAGCACAAACGGTTATGTTTTAACACTATCTGCAGGTGTTCCAACGTGGGCAGCATCAAGTGGTGGAGTTACATCATTTAGTGCAGGAACTACAGGATTTACCCCTAATACTGCAACTACAGGTGCAATTACTTTATCTGGCACATTAAACGTGGCAAATGGTGGTACAGGAGTAACATCCTCAAGTGGTGCAAACTCTGTAGTTTTAAGAGATGCTAATGGAAACATTACAACTAATTGCTTATTTGAAGGTTATGTAACTCAAGCTGCAAGTGGTACAACAATTGTATTAACTGCATCTACTGCACAAAATTATCAAATTACAGGTAGTGGTGGTCAAATTATTAGATTGCCAAGTGCTACAACTTTGCCCAATGGTGCAACATTTACATTTAACAATAATCAATCAAGTGGTGCAATTACCGTACAAAACAATTCTAGTACAACTATTGCAACTATTAATTCAGGTGGTTATGTAACTGTAGTATTGTTAGATAATTCTACGGCAGCAGGTTCTTGGGATAGACACGATTCAACACCATCTAACGTATCTTGGTCAACGAACACATTAAATTATCCTGGTTCAATCACAGGATCAACGTGGAATGCTACGGCTATTGGTGCAATTTATGGTGGCACAGGACAATCAACATATGCAACTGGTGATATTTTATATGCTTCTGCAGCTAATACTTTGTCTAAATTATCAGTAGGAACTAATGGATATGTATTAACTTTGGCATCTGGAGTGCCTACTTGGGCAGCATCTACAGGTGGTGTAACATCAATTACAGGTACTGCAAACCAAATAACGGCATCAGCATCAACAGGTGCAGTTACTTTAAGTATGCCAGCAAGTGTAACAACTGGTCAGTATATTGCTAACCAAGTCACATCAGGTTCAAGCACTCAAGGTGCATTTGCTTATGGAACAATGGGATATTCAGATGTAAACCGTATTTTATCTATGCAGGCTAACCAAAACAGCTATGCTCAGATGGAAATACAAAATACCAATACAGGTTCATCTGCTTCATCTGACGTAGTTGTAGGTAATAATAATACGACTGCTACCACCTATTATGGTGACTTTGGTATGAATAGTAGTGGATGGGCAGGAACAGGGGCATTTGTTGCACCTAATAACGTCTATTTAACTGCTACAACTGCTGATCTTGCTTTAGGTACGACAACTGCTAACTCTATTAGATTTGCAGTCAACGGTAATACTACAGATGCAATGACGATTAATTCATTTGGGGCAATAGCAGTCAATGGCTCTTATGGAACGGCAGGTCAAATATTAACAACTCAAGGTTCTAGCGCAGCACCAACTTGGACATCTGCTTCAACGGCATCTTATACAAGAACATCATTTACGGCCACAGTTGGTCAAACTACATTTAGCGTTACTTATACTGCTCCATATATAGCCGTATATCAAAACGGTACATTATTAAATGCTTCAGATTACACGGCTTCAAACGGTACAACAGTAGTTTTAGCAATTGGTGCATCAACAGGCGATATTATTGAAACCATTGCTTATAATGTTGTTGCTATTGGTAGCGCAGCAGGTTCTAATACGCAAGTGCAATACAACAATAGTGGTGCTTTAGGCGCAAATGCCAACTTTACTTATACAGGAAATGATTTAAATATTCCTTTTGGAGCATCAAATTCAGCCACATCTAGTGCTAAAATAGCATTAGCACTTTCTATGATTGCATAATATGGCCATAAATTATACATCGACACAAACAGCAAGCGTAACGACATTAACAACGGTTTATAACCCTGTTACATCAGGAGTTCAATGTACGTTAATTGGTTTATTGTTGGCAAATACAACTACATCAGCAATAACGGCATCTGTAACTTTAGTTAATTCTGGTGCAACTGTAACTACAAATATTGTGAATAACGTGGTAATTCCTGCAGGCACGGCACTTGATGTAGTGCAATCAGCCAAAATTGTTATACCTGCAAACTATTCTTTAAAAGTAGTTTCTAACGGTGCAGTTGATGTAACAGTATCTGCTGTGGAGGTCAGTTAATGTCATATATCGGACAAAATATACAGCCATCTAGTATTCAAGGTACAACTGGTGGTGATTTTGATAGTATTGCCACGTTTGATGCTGTAGTTCGTGGTGATTTAGCTTTATCTGCACAAGTGATTAATCAGCCAACAAGAGATATTAACGGCAACTTGATTATGAGTGATTCACCACAAGTTATTAAACTTGTAGCTTCAACAATTGGTCAAGCATTTACCATTGATACATTAGGTTACAACACTATAGAATTTACGACTCAAGCGTTTATTGGTACTGTATTAGCTTCAAACGATAACATCACTTATTCTGCTGTTGGCGGTATTAACAACGCAGGTGCATGGGTAACTACTTTAGCAGCAGTCAATACTAACTACATTTTTCCATGTCAAGGTAGATACATTAAATTAACATCTACAACTGTTGGTGCGTTTACATACAATTTAAGAACTGTTCCTTTTATGGGGAACAACGTAGCAGCGATTGGTGGTACTGCTGTATCAGCATCTACTGCACAATTAGGTATGTCAATAGTCAACATTGGTGCTGCTGCTCAATCATCAACTAACCCATTAAACGTCACTCCTCTTGCATTAGCAGCGACAAATAACCAAACTATTGGTCAACAAATTATTACAGCAACTGCTGCGGCAGTAGTTCAAGTAAAAGCTACTGCAGGTCGTATAACAATGCTACAAATGCAAAATAACTCTGCAAACATTGCGTTTTTGCACTTGCAGAACAATGCTACGGCTACAACATCTACAGCATCTGTGCAAACGTATGTAATACCAGCCAGTATTGGTGCAACTGTGGATGTGAGTTTACCTGATGGTGGTTTGTATTTATCGGCAGGTATTGCTTTTACAGTATCAGGAGCTATTACTTCAGGCGATACAACGGCACTTACATCGCCATCACTTGTAGTTAACTATTCATTCATATAAGGAGTTTTAATTATGGCATTACCAATCAACGGACAAGTCGGTGGATCAGCAGCTCAGACTGCAGGTACAAACCCAACGAACTTAGCATTAAGAATCGGCTCTACATCAGAGTTAATTGTTGACGAACTTCATGGTCGCTACTATGAAACTACTGTGCGTAAAGCTATGTATTCAGGCGCAAACTTAACAGGTGTAACAACAACTGCAGCGTTTGCAACAACTTATACAGGTATGTGTTTATCTAATCCTATTGGTTCTACAGTTAACTTAGTATTGACTAAGGTAACTTATGCACCTGTAGTGGCCCAAACTGCTGCATTAGTTATGGGTATTATGACTGGTTATTCAGCATCAGTTAACGTAACCCATACAACACCATTAGTTCCTTTGTCTAACTTTGTTGGTCAGCCAGCAGGTACAGGATTAATTGACTCATCAGCGACTTTACCTGTTGCGCCTACTCGTTTAATTCTTTTAGGTACATTGACAACAGGTGCAATTACTCAAACATTGTTAAATGGTTCTGTAACTGATATGGAAGGCTCTGTAGTCATTCCTCCTGGTGGTTACGCTGCTATTTATACATCTGCTGCATCTGTTGCATCATCATTAGCATTTGGCATGATGTGGGAAGAAGTATCAGTAACAATCTAATATGTCGATTATAAAGTTCCTGCCACAAGTCCTAGCCAATAATGGGCTTGTGGTTAACAACAATACTGTTACGGTATCTGTCACAATACCGGCAGGATACTCTGCATCTTCTGTTGGCCCAGTCACATTAAATACTGGTGTGACTGTAACTGTGCCAAGTGGATCACGTTGGGTTATTCTTTAATGTATACATGGAAAATAACTAAAGTAAGCGCAAATGGAGAATTGATTACTCATGCGCATTATGAAGTGTCTGCATTTGATGGTGAATTCAAGGCTAATCTTTCAGGCAATCATTGGTTTTCAGACAAGATATTAAAAAAGCCTTTTGTTGAAGTAACTCAGCAAGATATTATTAGTTGGATTGAGCAAGAAACTACTTTTAATAATGAAAATTTGATAAAATTAGATTTACAGAAGCAATTAGATGCTCAACGGAAAACTCAAGATGTAGCATTGCCTTGGCTACCTAAAACCTTTAAATTGACAATATGACAAGTTTAATTTATCAAACCAATGGTGGTGGTACATTAACACTACAAGCAACTAATACTGCGAGCAATCCTGTATTAACTTTGCCTGCATTGACAGGTAATGTCATAACGTCTGCAGATACGGCCACAGTAACAAATACCATGTTAGGTATTACGGCTATTGATAATGTTACAGTTGGCGCGACTACACCAAGTACAGGTGCATTTACTACATTAAGCACGACAAGTGGTGGCACGTTTGGTGGCACAGGTCAGATAACATTGCCTAATGGTACAGTTGCCCAGAGATCAGGAAGCCCAGTATCTGGAATGATACGTTTTAATACGTCTTATAGCCAATTTGAAGGTTATACAGGTAGTGCATGGGGAAGTATTGGCGGTGGTGCAACAGGTGGTGGTAGTGATCAAGTATTTAATCAAAATGGGCAAAATGTAACTACTAACTATACAATACCGACAGGTAAAAATGCTAGTTCTGTTGGCCCAATTTCAGTTAATAGCGGAGTAGCCGTAACGGTATCAAGTGGCTCACGTTGGGTAGTTTTATAAAGGAT